GACTTTCTGAAGTTCTTCCTGAGTAATGTTGAAGTCGATCTCAGGTTCTGGAAACCCAATTTCTTTTTCAGGAGGAGCAACAATCATAGTAGGCTCAGCATATGTGTAACTGAGTTGTTGATTGCCGGATTTGATAAGCATAGACTTTTCTTCGAACTCAATTTCAGGATCATTGAAAAGCGATAGAACACCGAGAAACTTTGTGAGTTCATAGATGGCGAACTCACGCGGGAATGTTTCTGTTACTATAGCTTTCGCAAAAATTGATTTGTGTTGCGAAATGGTAGATAGTGTCGATCCTGGACGAACCAGGATCGACGGGTTAATAGTCGCGAAGTTTTTTAAGATCGCGATTGTATTGTCACTTAGTTTCATAATGTATAGTCTCCTGTTATTTCTTTACTTTTGAAGATGCGATTTGTGATGGATCGGCCGTAGCAGAAGCACCAATTGATGCTAGAGCTGAAAGCTTTCCGCCGAAGGTATAGAAACCTGCGTGTTGCAAGTGCATCCATGGGCACATCCAGACTTTCATCCCGGTTTTACGGGTATTCTGACAGAAGAGATAATCTTCAGACAGGTAGCGCTCAGACTCAGGATCAATTTCAGCTTGGAAATACATGCCAATCTTACGTGTGCCGTCGAACTCAGCTGTACGTACATGATCAGGTTTATACATGATAAGCGGGAACTTCCTTGCATATTCTTCAAAAGTTTCGCGCCGGATCATCATGAAACCCGTACCAATCTCAAGAACTTCAGCAGGTTCGTCTAGACGAATAGATTTTGAACCTTCGCCATTCTCCATGACCGGATTGAAAACAAAGTCACCAACAAAGTCTTCAAGAACAGATGGATTCTCGTCAGCCACACCTTTGTCAACGGCCATCTTGATCTTTTCCCAAGTGATACACTTCTTAGGATAAGCACCACCGATGATGTCATAAGGAGACTCGTCGGTCTGAAGGGCCAATAGTGCAAGCACGTCTTGAGGATTAAATCCAATGTCTGAGTCAACAAACAAGAGATGAGTATAACCTGAACGCAGGAATTCGTCAACACAATAATTCCGTGCGCGAGTGATAAGCGATTCGTTAAACAGGAAATACGAACGCATTTCGATGCCGTACTTTAGACACAAAGCTGTCAAGTCACACATCGACCGAGCGTACAAACCATTACACTGCCCGCCATACATTGGAGTAGCTACGAATAGCTTTTTCTTCTGTAGTTCCTCGATTTTAATTTGGATTTCCATTATTACCACCTTTCATCGTCTATATAGACACAAATTTTAATCGGCCCCACTCTGAGTACCGCATCTAGTATTAGTCCAGGATCAGATTGGCTTTCAGTCACCTTATATGCGTAAATCTTCCACCACTTAAGAGGATTTAGAAATAAGGTGACTATGACATCCGATTGCTTTATATATGATAAAAGCTTTTTCACTTATCATCCTCGTGTGTTGTATCGTGCACATAGAGCTGAATGATTGCATAATGAATTACTTTCATCAGATCTTTTCTCCAGTCGTCAGGATTACCTTTTCGACCATAGCGCTGAGCGTATTTTAAAACATTACCAACGCAAAAACCAGAACCATGTCCGGAATCGATGATGAACTCAGTCGCTTGAAACTTAGTTCGCGAGTAGTGTTCACCGTACGTATTATTAATATAATCCGTAATTTCTGAAATGTACAGGGCTTCTTTATACTTATATTCTATATTAGAAGAAAGCTTCGAGTCCTGCTGTAGCTGATTTTGTGTAATTGAATTCGTTTGTTCTTGAGAAGTTATATTGGAATCCAAGTCTTGCGTCAACAAGCTCGCGCTTTCCTTCGAGATATTGTAGGACTTCAGTTGCCATGTCATGTGCGGTGCTCACTGGTACGTTTTGACAGATGTGGTTAACGCTCTTCTTTGGATCGAGCAATTCGAAATCTTGGGGAAGACCCATAATAGTCATCGCTTCCCTATAAGTTATATAGCGGTCTTCAATCGGGTGCGTCAGCATCATTGGATAGTGACCGACAAATGCACCGATGTAGTCTCGTGGAACAATGGTTCCTCGACGCATGATATTTCCGCCTGCAGCTAATTTAGCTTTGCGTCCTTTACATCTGTCGACTTCTTTCGTATATCCATTATTACCCATCCATTTAGCTACTTCATCGTAATCAATTCCCATTCTTTCTATATATGATAAAACATCTTGGCCACGAGCTTTTGCTGGTTCAACAGTTTTGCAGAATTCGCGGTGTGTAATTCCACCGTGAATATGCTCGAGGATAAACCGATAGTATGGATCGTCTTTCGATGGAGTTTTCGTATTGATAGGTTCCATCTGAAAGTTTGATGTTACGCCTAAAATCGTGTCTTCAATTGTCGGGCGTTCACGTTTATAGAAGTTCAACACCGGAATTTTGTTACCTCTCCAAAAGAAGTAAAAAGCTCGTTCGCGAACTTGGGCTACACCATGAAGCAGCGACCTCGTACGGTATACTGACATACTATAACCATTATCTAAACCAATCTGATGAAGTTGGTTGCGAACGTTTTCACCGATTTTACCAGCAAATCCAGGAGCATTCTCGCCCCAAAACACTTCAGGTTTAAGCTCGCCGAGAACGTAGTTTGCAGTCTCAGTCATCCATCTATTATTGGGATTGTGATCTCCAAAGCCATGCGACAATTGGGATAAACCTGCACAGGGACACACGGTACTGATGACATCGACTTTAGTCTTTGGAAAGTCTCCACGATCAATCAGGTGATATGGCACTTCATTATTATAGTAATTAACGATGTGTCTATCATTAGCCTGAAAAGGTTCGTAAGAAGCTAACCACTCAGGGCGAGACCCAAACGCTTTCTCAGAAGCAAGAGTTTCACCCCCGATAAGTGGTACGATTGTAGCGTGTTTCACTTAACTTTTCCGATCATATTGAATATGCTGTCAAAGACTGCATCTGCATCTTGGTGTGATTTATAGAACTCGTATGCTTTCTCGCGATACTCGTTACGCATCCCGTCGTCTTTATTTAGCGCGGATATCAAGTCTGCAGATTGCTGCATGTTCTCACTAGATAGCCAGATAGTACCACTATCTGCGCATTCTGTCAAGGGTATACCTAGTACTCGATGGGTACATGCATCACCATAACCTTGGTGAAATACTGGAATTGTACCAGTAGCTACAACCTCACAGTGCGTATACTCAATTGATTTTTCGATGAACCTTGGATCTAGAAGAGAGAGTTGATACCCGTATCCAGATTTAGACATGCGTTCAAGGATTTCATGGTTTTTAAAGAATGAGAAAACTACTGGTTTGTTTCCGTACCAATCTGTAAAGTCAGTCTTGTCTGGACTAACATTGTTTAAGTAATGGAATGAATACTTTTGCTTGAGTTCAACATAAGCTAGTGATTTCTCAATACCCTCAAGAATCGTGAGTGCATTCATCTGGCGTAAGTGCTTCTCATGGAAGTCCATCATCAATCGTGGGCCCTTCCATAGAGCCATTCGACCAATCCACCTATGACACATTTTATCGATTTGTTCGATGGGTTTCCAGTACTTCTCGCGAACTTCATCGAAGTACATTCCAGGCTGGAAGTTTAAGATTTGCTTCTTTGGAGCATCTCCACCAAAGAATCCCATGATGCCGCCAGCTTCAGACATACTCTCTACTACACCAGCAAAATCACCAGTTGGAGAATGAGCAAACAAAACTTTAGATTTATCGATAGATTCTTTCAAACAATCGTTACGTATGATGGAGATCTTATTGTGATCGTGTTGAAATAACACCGATGGTGCGGATATCTTATTGAGAATTTTACGGAAGTTTTCAGCAACCTTAAGATCGTAATTCTGATTCTTCTTATGTGCGAAAGGTGGAAGCGAGTTAATGATCACTAGATCACATGAGTTGCAAGCGTCTGCTACACTATCGATATTAACATCTTCTGCAAATTTTACGTACATGAGATTTGGCATGACGTGTGAGTTAACACGAGACCATGTTTTATCTTTAGAAGCAATCACTGTACATTCATGGCCGTTCTTCTTTAGATACTTTGTCATCTCAATAGTAAATTTTGAGACGCCGCATCCTTCAATGCCGCGCCCCATAAGGATAGCCACTTTCATTTTATAATATACCTCTTTGGTGTCTGATTACGCTCGTTAATTATATATGAAAGAAAAATAGTCAGTTTCATCGTAATTCGATATTTTCATAATACATATACTCAACACCAGCTTCTTTCAGCATATTTTTGGTAGTTTCAAAAGAGTCTTTCCATTTGTTATCTACATAAGAAGGATAACACATGAATACGCGTTTAACACCGACCTGAATAACACCTTTAGCGCATTCAGAACAAAGAGGTAGTCCCCAGATATACAGGTCAGAACCAGCTAGACTTACGCCATTCAGTGTTGCATTGTATATACAATTCTGTTCAGCATGAACAATATACTTATACTTTTGCTCTCGATCATTAAGCCTAACGTCACTGTCATCAATTCCACGAGGAAAGCCATTATACCCTTGCGAAAGGATTTGGCCTCTAGCTCCTACTGCAACAGCACCCACTCGGGTGCTCGGATCTTTAGACCAAGTCGATACCTGCTTGGCTAGGTTAAAATAGTTTTGTGTCCAGTTATTTGACAAGATCAAAGTGCCTTTCATATACGTGAAGTGATGCAACGTTCCAATAAATGTGTCCCGGCTCATAACCCAGGCTTTCACACATCAAGCCCAAAACATATTTCTGCCAAGCGTAATCGTTCTTATACCCAAACACAACATCGTTTGATCGCATGTATACTAGAGCGTGAAGACGATTCTCGCGGATCATATATTGTACGGTGTTTGTGCACATGAAATCGCTGCGCCCAAAAGCATTATAATCATTCCACATATTTGGTCGTGTATAGATCATCGTAGCCCGTCGAGACTCAGGGTTCTTCTTGAGTTCTTTTACTACGTTATTATATTGTGAGGAATTTTCCTTCGACCAAATACACCAACCATAGTTTGAGTTGATATATCCACTTGGGTCTGCCACCTGTCGCCAGATAGCGGGAGGACCACCTGGAATATCGTTAACATTAAGAGACATCGACTCATACCATTCCAACTCTCGTTGAATGTAGTTTTTATCAATGGTGCCAAATATAGTCGGTTCATCTGCAATGAAACTGGCATTCATGATCTCAAGCATCTTAACGCCTGATTTATCATTAACAAACACGCCATCTTTTAAGTGCTGCTTAAAGAACAAACGAATTTGATTAAGTGTCATCATTTATTGCGATCCACATCGTAGAAGAAAATGGACTTAGCATCTGGGTTAGCATCCTGGTTAGGCTCGTACTTATTATTAAAGATGTCGCGCGCGGGATCTTGACCTTCGATTTTACCACGGAGCCAAGATACAGCGAAAGAAGCGTAGTTAATGAGATCTTTATAGGTATCTTCAAGAGACTCAAAGTTTGCTTGATCAGCTCGGCCAGACTCAAGAAGAGACTGAGCACGATACATTTTACCCTGCATGGTATCGTGGATCGTATCTACCCCACGACGATAGTGCATGGCTTGAACTACGTTTGAGTTTGGATTTTGATAGTCTTGGGACTTCTTGAGTTGTAGGTCGATGCATTCTTGAAGTACTTTTACTGATTCTTTCACGCTACTCTCCTGAGTTTGATCGAGTTCTCGTACAATACACGAGACCTGTCTTCTGATATATTACAAATTTTCAAACAGTTTGTCAATGGATAATTTCGGCACTTTACTCCATTATTCGTAGATACCATCGTATAAGAGTTCACATGATTTACTGACAAATAGAGTTCAGCCAAATCATTCTCAGTCTCAGGTACGCGTATGAAAAATAGAAGGGGAACTGAATCAACATTCTTCCACATAATCTTTGTATAGTTGTCGCTCATCCAAAATCCGCGTGTCGATTTATTTAGCCGAAACGTTTTGACGGCGTACTTCATTTCATTGATGTAACCATCTTTCTCGGAGTCGTACTTATAGATACTTCGAGTAGAATCGAAAAATTCTTGAACGACAACTTCACCGATATCACCAATGATTTCGGCGTTAGTATTAGACATTGTCATAATGCTTCTTCCATGCTGAACCAACTGTGCCGAGACCAATACCCGATAGGTAAACCTGATACATAATCCGAGATACTTCCACAGGTGTTCTTGCTTTATGTAAGTCGTGTTTGATGCGATTAACTGAAGTTGCTTGATTAATAGACTTCTTGGGCATCTTTTCAACAAGACTATTAGCAGTTTCGCGAGATTGATGGATAGGCATTTTATCCAGACTTTGAAGGATCTTGACGTCAAACAATTCTTTTTTCACGTGTTGTCACTTTCTTTTTGCTGTGAATAGACGAAGTCAATGTGTTCTTCAATCTTATCCCACGCTTCTTGAATCGCGGGAGTGCCTTCTGATCGAATAGCTTTACGTAAGGCGTTGATCTGATTAAACATCTTTACTACTTTACGATTTCCGTATCTTTCAGTCATAGCACACCAGCAACTTTAAGACCAATCATTACAATATCGTGACCAGCGCGAAAAGCACCATAGATAGCAAAAATAATGACTACTATAGCAGTAAACGTAATAATAGGTTGAACCTTTACTGCAAACATTTCGTCATTGTCATGATCACTCATTCTCTTTCCCCTTTTCCAACGCAGCCCTTGCAGCCTCCAACTTATCATAAGCAGCAGCACGAGCAGCATAAACAGCCATAGCAGCAGCACGAGTAGCCTTAGCAGCCATAGCAGCATCAGCAGTAGCCTTAGCAGCCTCAGCCTCAGCTACATCAGCTTCAAGTTCTTCTAGGGTTTTGGTCATTCCTTCCCCACCAGTTCAGCCAGCACGGCAGCGGAATCATCCAACAACTGCGCCCACCCAGTATGATCCTCTGCATCAGGTGCAGCGTTAAGTATGCGCTTGATAATATCCATAGCCTTGGCGAGTTTTTCCTCTAGCCCATCTTTTACTTGCCCATAGAGTTCGTTTATCTCATACAACTCTAACTCCAAATCTTCGATATAAGTAATGGCTTCTGATGGTGTCTTACTACCAGTACCATAGCCTAAGTCAAACAGTCTCTGCTTTAGTGAGTCAGTCATCTCGTCCACTTGGTCAAACGTTGGCATATCGTAAACGTCACTCATTTTTTGCCCTAAGGAAATCATTTTATTTTCTCCTATCAAAAGTTGAAATCATAAAATTTGCGGGGTTCACGGGCAATACGGTGTTTGCCATAGTATGACCAGAAGTAACCGTCAGCGCGCTTACGAGCTTTGATTACAGGATTAGCTTCATTTGATTGGATGATCCACTTCTGGTCTTCTTGGTTAGCGCAGTTAGCAGTGAAACCACCTGCAACAAAATCCGGAACCCAAGTTGGGTCGCGCTCAGCGTCCATCTCACGAATGAGGATTTGCTTGCCGGACTTAGTCACAGACAAGATTTCAAAGGGTTTTACGTCGCTATAACCAATCTGGTTCGCGTAACTAGTGGGAAGAGCATTAGCCATGGTTGTTTCCTTTTCCATACCTTACTCTTAGATACTATAACATGGAGCGAGAAATGTCAACTAAAAAATGCATTTTTTTAAAATATTTTGCGTAGAAGTCCTGGATTATCAGAGTGATCTGGACCAACCCAACCTTCTGGTTTAATCAGGTCTGGTAGACCAATAGGATTAGGACGACTGGCTTTAATGCCAGTTTTCTTAGCCATATTAGGCTTTAGAACTGCATCCCAGGCTTTGTATGAGTCAACCGCAAATCCATCTAGGGTTCCAATAGCCACGACACATAGATCGATTAAAGCATCTACTACGTCTTCAGGATTTTCTGCGTCTTTAAGTTCATTAAGTTCTTCCATTAAAAAGTCAATGCGAAACTGCAGAAACTTCTTGAGAGTTTCGCCATCCATCTTTTCGATGATGGGTCGAACTCCATAGTGCTCGTGCATATCGTAGATGTCTTTTACCCAGTCTTTACTCATGCTATCCACTCCGGTATTTGGCGATTTGTCCATTTATGCATTCTCTGCTTCGCTACGCGATAGTAGTTGCGATAAGACGTAACAGAGTCGTGTTCTACTTTATACTCATCCGGCATAGCCGGTGTTACTGGCGTTAGGTATCCTACATGGATATTATGAGGAGTAGAGCGCAAAGAGTCCACTAGAGTGGCACACTTATGGACTTTACCATATCGGTAGGTGTATTCATCTAGCAAGGCAAGAAAATGAGCATAGAGCCAGTTGTAATTGTTATTCGAATTCCTGCACCACACAGCAGATGGGTGGTTAATATGTGTTGCCTGATAGAGAACGGCGTCGCGAAAGTCTGGAAGACGCCAGCGCTTAGCTTTACGGCCAGATAGAGACTGGCCGACAAACTCTTCGCCATCAATGACACGATGGGCTGTAGAAAGGAGTTGCGCGGTTTCTAGGATCATTTTGACAACATGTTTGTCAACCATCATCCGCGCGGCTTCGAATGGATCTTCACTGATATAGAAGATGTTCACTTGTTTTTTGTTCCTTGTTCTTTTTCTGCTTCTTCGATAGCACGGGTTAGAGCTTCATTAATCCAAGCTTCGATGTGAATTTGAAGATCACTGAATTCTTCTTGATCCATCTTCTCTTGATCCACTGCTATCATGTTATTATTACCATCTATCTTGAAAATGTCAATAGACATTTGCATAGTTCCGTCATCATTTTCAAAAAGAAAGTCTTCATGAATTGGGATGCTGATGAAGTAGTCTTTGATCCTGAATCCAGGACGCTTATGCTGATCTAGTTCCATTTAAGTACTCCTTCTGCTTTTTGAAAGCTTTCTCACGATGATATGCATTTGCTCGGCTATAGAAGATGGTGCCATCCAGGTGATCCATCTCATGCTGAATTACTCTAGCAGTAAGACCTGCTACGTTAATCGTATCGATTCCTCCTGATGGAGTCTGAAACCGCAACCTTACTGTGTTCCAACGCTTCACCTTTACATTGATTCCTGGAAACGATAAGCAACCCTCTTCCAATAAATTCTGTTCGTCACTGTGACTGACGATTTTTGGATTGAAGCAGGCGTAGTTCTGATTCTCTCCTCGCATTACAAATACACGTAAAGGATGGCGAATTTGATTTGCAGACAGTCCAATAGACTTATGATCATTCATAGTCTTCAACATCTCTTCAACCAATTCAAACTGGTTAACTTGCGGGTTAGTAAAATCAAACTTAGCCGTAGGAATAGTTAGTACTGGATCAGGAAATTTTACTATCTGTGTCATGCTGCGATCCTGCTAAAGTTTTTGTGCTTCTCAAACTTAATCACATTAGCGAACTTATCAACCATCTGGTCTACTTTGTGACTGATGATAAAAGTGTTCGTGTCTTGCGTCAAAGTTCCAATAATTTTGAGGAACTCATCAGTGCCATTAGAATCGAGAGACCCATCAAGCACTTCGTCCATAATCAATAGGTTCGTCGATGCACTATTACGTAACCGAGCAATAGCCCTCCAAGTGAATAGGATCGATAGATTAATCCTCATCTTTTCACCTTCTGAGAACGATGAGTAACTGAATTCATCGCGAAATCGTGACTTGATCTTTTCTTCAAAGTTCTCATCCATCTCAAAGTTAACGAAGAAGTCCATAGCAGACAGATACTTATTGATTAATTTATTTATGACTGGCACGTATTGCTTGATGATTTTAGCTTTGATACCGGTATCTTTGAGGATAATAGCCGATACACTGAGCGCGTCTTTATCTCGAAGAAGTTCTGCTTTTTCATCCGAGAGTCTACCAATCATTTTTTCAAGCTCTTTCATCTTATCATCATCGACTTCAAGCTTATTGCTACTATCTTGAATATCTTTAATTTGCTTTACTAGATTCTTACACTGATCCATAAGACCATTAATGGAAATATTCTTAGCAACGATATCGATGTTTAGCGAATTAATGTTAGACATCACATCGGAGATAGACTTAAGGCGTTCAAAGACTCGAGTTATTTCTTCTTGAAGTTGACTATTAGCTTCATTGGTTTCTTTAGCCTGATTTTGTTTATGGGCTATTGTATCACACTTAAACTCTTCATCGATGTCTTGCTTACACGTAGGACATGCATCATGAGAAGAAAAGAATTCTATTTCAGACTCAAGTTTAGAAACTTTATCTGACAATTGAACTTCAAGTTTCTGCAAACTATTCTGTCTTTTGGCGATGGATTCTTGATCTCCAATCTCAGTTCTAAGCAATTGAATTTCATCACCAAGTTGCTTGACTAAGTTTCTTTCATCGAAGATGCGAGTTGTGTTTTTATTTAATTCGGCTTTGAGAACTGTAACCCGTTCTTCATTATTACGTTGGATCGCAGAGATGTATTCATTCTGCATTCGTATCTTTTCAGATGTCAAACTGTGCTCATACTCAACGTTTACTAGAGTAGACGAGTTTAAACTTATCTTTTCTTTCAAGAGTGAGTTCATCACAGAGAAGATTTGAATGTCAAGAAGGTCTTCAATAACTTCTCGCCGTTGACCTCCAGGAAGTTCCATAAATGGAACGAAAGAAGCTGAGCCGAGAACTACTACCTGACAGAAACTTTTATGATTAAGCTTGAGGATTTGCTTCTCGAGCACAGTCTGATAATCACGGTCAGCCGCTTCTTGGTTGAGAAGCTTACCATTCTGATAAACTTCAAATAAGTTTGGCTTCATGCCACGCTTGATGTGATATTGATTCAAACCAATACTGAAGTCAATCTCGACCAAGACGTCTTTCTTATTGATCGAGTTTATGAGTTGTGGCTTATTGATTTTACGGAATGGTCTGTTATACAACACAAACAATAAAGCATCAAGAAGAGTAGACTTTCCTGCTCCGTTCTCACCTACAATGAGAGTGGAATCAGTTTTATTTAGTTGTATTTCAGTGAAAGAGTTTCCGGTAGATAAGAAGTTTTTCCAACGGATCGCTGTAAAATATATCATTCTATCTCGTGTGCTTCAATGTATAGTGATTGGATGATGTTCTCAACGCGCTTCTTGTCTGTATTTACGTTCATCGTATCGATGTATTTGCGGATGATTGTGATTGTATCTTCAGCTTCATTGACGATATCTGAATCGTCTTCTAGGTTTAAGTTGAAGTGATCTTCGACTATCTGAATGTCAGCTGGTCCAGCTTTCTCAATCTTGTCAATCACCAGATCAAACCAATAAGGATTAGTCTTGTTCTTGACGATTACTTTAACATACGTATTCTTGTATTGTTCAGCATCGAAGATTAGAACGTCATCCATATTTTTTTCAGTATCGTCGTAGTGAAACTTAAAGAATATAGTATACGGGTTTTCGATAAATGTCAACCCCCTAGTTTCAGTATCTAAGATATAAAAACCTTTGGTGTCTCCATAATCAGACCAAGTGTATTGGGCTGGGGTTCCGAGATAATTGATGTTCGAACTAGAAGAACGAGTGTGATAATGACCAGAACAGACAAGATCAAATTTATCAAAAAGCTTAGGATCGTCACCATGTTCATTTATTTGCCCCCTATACATTTCAAAACCATTTAGCTCCAAGTGTCCCATTAAGATTGGAGCAGTTGTTTCATCAATAGCTTTCATGCACTTATCGCGATTCTCATCGCAAATCCATGGAAGCATAAAAATCTTTGAGCCATCGGCAAAATCTATTTCGCCAGCGGTGTTATCATATATCTTAAAATTGTTATATTTACCATCAAGAAGTTCACGCAGACTATTGACTTGATTCGTATTCTTAAAATACGTGTCGTGGTTTCCAGCAATGATATGTACATCGATGTTTCGCTGGCGAAGTGGATCGAGAAAATCGTCGCGAAGGCGTCTTGCTGTTACGTAATTGATGTACTTACGACGATCAACGAGATCGCCAAGGTGGATCACAGTAGTGATATTATCTTTATCAATTACTGGAAAAAAAACTTCATCGAAGAACTTCTTCATCTGATTCAACATCACTGGAGAATCGTTTCTGATTCCCCAGTGCGTATCTGTAATTAATGCAATTTTCAATCAGTGACCTCACCAAAGTATTTGTCTAAACTTCCTGCATTCTTCTTTGCTTTATTTTTAGCTTTCTTTTCTGCCTGTTTAGCATCATAACTAGCTACTAAATTCTGCATATAGTCATTGTCTAAGTCTACGCTGACTGGGCGATCATCACCAATGATTGATTGTTCAGCAAGCATTCCTTCAAAGTAAAAGTTCTCGAGAGTCTTTTGCTTTATATAAAGATGCTTCTTCTCACTATTGATCCTTGCGAGAAAGGCAAAATAGATGATCTGTGTAAAATATGCGAATGGATTACTTGATTTATCGGGATCGAAGTTATTAAAATATGTAATGCACTTCTCAAGCCCATCAGCAACCATATCTTCGCGAAACGTGTAATTCACGAAGTTTGGCATAAGAGATAATCTGAATGCGATCTTATAGAGACATTCGCCAAGATATGGTGGAATTCGCGGTCTGTCTTTATTAAGACTCGCGTATTCAGCACATTTTGCTTTATAGAGCATGATCTCCGTAAAGAATTTCTTATTATCAACATAGTGAATAGGTATCTTTTTAGCAGTTCCAATTGGTGGGAGTGTTTTCATAGGTTTACCGTATATATTTTATATTCAAAATCTTCTGAGTTGTAGATCTCCATGCGCTCCGTAAGATGCTGGAGTGTATAATTAGTCCTATCGCCGTGACGAAGATCGTCTCCGATATCGTATACCGCAACAGAGTCTTTAGTGTCTGAGAGTCTCAAGCCGCGACCGATTGATTGTAGTGTTCGAACACGAGATTTTGTGGGAGAAGTGAATACCACATTATGAAGATTGCGTATGTTAACGCCGGTTGAAAATGTTCCATAGCTTGCCACGATAACTGCATTATTTTCTTTCTCAACAATTTTTCTTACATTTTCTCTATCCACTGCATCGATGCCGCCATGAATAAAGAATACTTTTCGATCTGGATCTTTGATCTTGATACTATCATATAACAGTTTACCATGTTTGTCAACAAATTGAAACAGTAAAAGTGTATTTCCAGTCAAAGAAAGTGTTAAGTTTCTCAAGAATTTGTTTCTAACTGGATTTGTTACTATCCAATTGATTTCGTCTTGATAGTCCATCTTTGAACAGAACTTTTTATCTTCTTTAGTGTGATTCAATACAATGACTTTGATGTTAAGCTTTGCAACCTTTCCCTCATCCATCAAAGACTTAGTAGTTGTGACTTGGTGAACTGGACCAAATAGACCTTCAAGAGTAATCTTATTCGTCAGTGACCCATCAAGAGTTCCAGTGAATCCAAACCTAAAAGCAGTTTTAGTCATCTTCTCCATGATCGTAGTGAGAGACTTAGCTTTAAACTGGTGAGCTTCGTCTCCTATCACTACGTCATATTCTTCAAACCAAGAAGCTGGAAGCTTATAGATCGACTGCCAGGTCGATATCGTGATAGGTTTATTGTTATTCTTTTCTTGTCCACTATAGATCTGGTGAACGTACTTATCTGAGTCATACCCATAGTCTTTAAAATCAGATGAAAGTTGAGCTACGAGTGATGTAGTCGGAACGATGATTAGGGTCTTCAGTCCATAGAATCTGGCGATTAGATAAATGATAAGAGACTTACCCGACGCAGTTGGTGAAACAAAGACTCTACGCTCGTCAGCTATAGCTTTACAGAACGCTTCGACTTGATAGTCTCGCGGCTTCATAGTCATGCCGATAGACTCTATGAACTTAAGATAATCTTCGGCTTTGAGTCGTGTTCCATGAACTGGTTTTAAACTATCTTCTACGCTAAATTCGTAATCGCGAGCTTTACAGAATTGTCTGATCTCTTCAACTAATCCAACATATGTTACCGCGGTTAATGAATTGAGTAGGCGAATCTTTCCATCCCAATACTTATTGCGGACAGACGGCATAAACTTTGCGCCTGGAACTTCAAACGTTAGTTGATCAGACAGTTCTTGAACAACAGAAGACTCAGCTTCTACTTTAAGATATGTCTCATTAATCTTACGAAGATGTACTTTATCCACCAACTTTAAATTTTTCAAAATCAATCGCGCTCTTAATTAAATAACCTCTGTTGCTTATCGATTTAATTATCGCTTCAAGAGTGTCTACTTTCTCTTGTTGAACAGAAATTCTTAGGTTAATCTTAATAACATCTTGGTCTGCGTCAAGATACAATGACAGATCAGACTTTAATACTGATAGACGAAATGGCTGCCACCCGTTCGCACGAAGATCTTCTTCAGGCAGGACGCCACGATAATAGTCGATCTTGAGAAGCTTCAGGGTGTTCTTATCTTCTTCAAGTTTACGCAGCATCAGCCTCTCATCGGAGAACATCCTTAAGTATTTACTGTGTAATTTTGGGATCTTTAGAGCTTCTTCACCAAGCTCAATACGATTAATGTTGCAGTCTTGCGACCACAACTCATGGATTTCATCCAACTTCATACTATACCCTCACAGGTGTCAGATAGACACAATCTTCATAATATTAAATTTGAATGCAACTCTCGCCGTAACATAGCTAAGACTTGTATCAGCAGTAGTAAAGTTTATTTCACTTAAGCTATACGGAAACATATTAGTGAATTGTATTTCAGTAGTAGGAGCCATAGAGCTATTCAGAATAGTTAGAGTTCCATCAGTCACCGACCCTTCGCCAGATCCGATAGCAGCGTTCTTCAGCGAAGCGTATTGATCAAAGTTCTCAGGAAATCCGAGTTTCATGATCCATAGGTATATCTCTAAGTAGTTTGCAAGATTTTCATCGACTTTAAAAGTAAGAGTAAAGTCACCAAAAGTTGGTTTATCGCCTGGAAACTCAATCCTTTTAAAAGGTGATGGTAAATTAACATAACCAATTTCGAAAGATGGAATGTTTGCGTCAGTCGCAAAGAAGTTTAAATTTGGAGAACGCTTTAGTTTAAATCTAAACCCAAGCGGCGATAGAAAGTTCACATCACCAGGTTGCGTAGAAAGCATCCCAGTGTTAGAAGAACTGATTGTAGTTGTTAAGTCTATGGCCATGATTTACCTCTTACTATTATATTTATAAGAGGGGAAAATGTTAACCCCTTCGCATCTTAGAAATATCTTCTGCATCCTGAGCACTGAAAACTGGTACCATATTTGACTTGTGCATCGTGGCGATACCAATGAGACGAGTGCCAGTATAGACTTTGGGTTCGGGCTTTGGTGTATCTGCACTGTTCATGCCCGCGCTGTTGTACTCGGTTTTATGAGCTTTTAGCATACTCGTATATTCGGCAAACCATTCTTTATTAATATTCTTCTTATCAATAGTCTTTCCACGAGTCATCTTGGTGATCCAAGCCTCATGATTTTCTACAGCTTCTTTAAGCCTAACGGATTTAGAAGGCTTTGTCTTTCTCTTGCTTTGTGTAGTGGTATAGTATACCGGCAACAGATGCATTGTCACTTCTTGATGTCTCCCATTCCAACACCTTCGCTGTACCCATAACTACCCTGAGCTTCAGCAACATATTCGTAGTCTGTATCGAATTTTTCAAGTGTCTCCATCAATTCATATAGACTCATAGAGTTAATGTGTTCTTTAAAAGCTTCGTGGTGTAGGTCAACTGGCGCTTGCCATTCATACCACCAATTACGATATCTTACATAGTTGTTCATTTTTTATACCACCTTACACCAAAAAAGAATTCCTGCATTTTTCTATTGAACCATTTTGGTTCTCTATCTTTAGGCGGTCTGTACGTCACCGAACCCATAGGTTTAGATGGATCGCCGCTGAGATAACAGACCCAATCTGAGAGCGGTTGTGGAGTACTTACCTCATATTCCATTTTCCCTCTCCCATTTCTCCGCTTTACCCAATAAAAATATAGAATCAATAATCTTCATTGTTATAGCACTAGGACTTTTATCTGTCGGGTCCATAAGAAAATCTAATGCTTCTCTAGTTTGTTTTCGAAATGTTTTACCTTGTTGTTCTAGCAAAAAGATGTAAAACGCCGCTGTTGCCGGGAGGAACTTATCCATAGGTTTCAGCAACTTATCAGCTCTAGGTTTAATCTCATTTAGTATAAACTTAGCGTATTTGCCACTAGTTTCTACGTCAACCATCGATCACTTCCTCAAATTGTCCGTCTTTGACTTTCATGGTCTTGACAGGAGCGTGAACGTCACCAACAAGTTTAGTATATGAACGACCACCATCAATAGCAGTTCGACCAACTTGACGATAGTCATGACGGTGCTGGGAGTATTCCCAACCATCAAGACCTTCGACCATACTGAAAGTAAGATCCTCAATCATGTCACAGTTTGTGATCATAACTTGATGGTCACCATTCCGATAGACGCCAAGGTAACGGTTGCCATACTCAGGATGAGGTGTTTCACGATAGAAGATGTCTGCTGCATAATCGGCGTGTTTGTTTGGTGCAGAAGTACAAACATATTCTAGAGGAACCTTATCCTTATTAGAGTAGTGTTCGCTGATGATCATAGTGTTAAAAACTGGACTGTGTTTGATGTTCATCGCTTTCTCAACTTCTCATAGATATCAAAACCAAGTGTTCCAGGAATAGACCAAGAATACTTAGATAATATATCATCTATTTCTTCATTTGTCAACTCTTGAAATAGCGGTTCCCACCTTTTTTCAGGACCAACAAACCATCCGCGACTTTCTAGTTCATCAATCAAGTCTTGATCATCGAAATCATCAAGTTCTACATCTACGTCTACGTTAACAGTTGTCATTTTATGGGGTCCTCCACCACATTATCAAAAAATTCAAGTAGGTCCGCCTTGATGTCGGCGATGGGCTCGCTGGTGTCCACAAACCGTCCGTTCGTATCCCACTTTTCGTTGGTTAATCCACCTTTTAGAACGATCATGATGCCACTAGTCTCATACCACATCTGACCGACTTTAGACATCCGGCGTTTACCAAGCCACTTTTCGAAGTGAGCAACAGTAATATTAGTCACGCAAACCCTCCCGTGGTGAATATTCAGCCAATAGATCATTGACCAAAGCAATAGCAATGTCAACAGTCTCTTGCGTTACGTATCCAAGTTTCTTTTGCATCATTCCAATCGTAATAGCATCTTCAATGTTATCGCGATTAGCTTTACCATTAACTAATGGGTGGTGAAATTCCGACTCAAGAATACCAAAGCACAGATCACAAGCGGTCATAGTTTCCAGCATTACAAAAGCTCCTCCATAAGATTTTTTGAAAGTTGACGAATGGATTTTTCGAACAGTTGCGCCATAGACAGCGGCAAGTCTTTGAGGAAGCAGATATAGTTACCACCATACATTAAATCAAACTGAGTCAAGTTCAGTGACTCAACGATCCAACGAACTGCTACATCTCGAGAAGAAGCCCCAAGATCAAGAGCGTTTGCAACTTCAATCTCGAAAGCATTGATTGCATCAATAGTTCTGTTAGCCTCAAGATCCATAGCATAATCGTGAGCTTCACACAGGTGATCCCAGATATGCTGTTTGTCAGCATCAGAAGAATCATTCCAGTTTGCCCAGAAATCTGCAGTGGGACGAAAGCCGTAGGTATCTTTGTGTAGATCCGAAACGATAGAGCCATCAAACGTGTACATTGTGTTTCTCCATTTACCTTATATATTCAATATATTCTTTTTTCAAAGAAATGTCAACTACTTTTTTCACTGTTGAGCAACTTTTTTCTCCGTATCACCTGGGCATTCACTAGACTATATCTTAACAGAGATCTTAGAAAATGTCAACTGAAAAGTGTAAACTCCAAGAAAAAAAATAGGTTGACAATTTTTATAGACCGTGTATAATAGTATTATGTTGATAAAAATGGATAATCAATTATATATTGTAGATTGTAAATTAAACAACAAAAAAGGGGATCCTTTCGGATCCCCTTAGTTTATTTTGTAGTTTCTTCTGCTTGTTATTAGAGCAGGTTGGTAACCAAAACACGACGATAGTAAACGTTCGTATCTTCTTCAAGAGCAGCAGTTGCCGAAGCAGCGGTTGCACCTTTTGCGAAGGGGTTAGGAACGATACCATAGCGAGTCTTAAAGCCAATTTTCGGCTGGAAGGTATCTTGACCAACCGCACGAACCATCTGTAGAGGAACGTAGGGGCAATAGAAGAGACCAGCGTCGAATACGTTGGCACCTTTATAACCAATGGTCATGTAGTTACCGGAAGTATAGGGGTCGATGTAAACACGATAGCGGCCATTCAACACACCAGCAAAGGTGTTACCAGTATCGTCAACCTGCAGATTGTTTGAATTCAAAGCAGGAGTGTAGTCAAGAACACCAGCCATCTGAAGAGCCGAAGCAACGTCAGAAGAGCAGATGATCACGTTACCTTTACCCCGACGAGTATCTTTAGCAATCTGGTTAGCTTCACGTTCAATCTGGAACATCAGACCTTTGAACTTTTCAACCGACCAACGGCCGTTTGAGTCGGTGTCGAGGTCGAAGATACCTTGAGTAGTTGTACCTGTGTTGGCACCACGAACAGCAGTGATGTTGATCGAACGAACAACTTCACGGTTGATTTCAGCAAGGATTTCAGATTGCAGAATCGAAGCCAATTCAGTTTCAGCGTCGAGGCCATGAACCGCCTTAAGGTCTTGGGCGAGTTCCATGGTGTATTCAGCTTTCAGAGCGCGCGATTTAGCAGTAACAGTCTGCTTATCGATCGAGAAAGCCATTTCAGCAAAAGCCACGTTCGATGTTGAACCAAGTGCTTCGAGCTGTTGAGTGTTTGCACCACCAGCAAAGTTATAGATGTTGCTGTTAGCCAGAACTGTCGTTTGAGAAGTTGAACCAGGTGAAGTACCAACCGACTTGTTACCGATAGTGTTAGCTTGCGAGATGCCAGGCGAAGCAAACTCGGTGTTAGCTTCGTTATACAGCGCTTCCGCAGTAGTACGAGCAGTCGAGTTAGCGTAGTTAGCACGCATTGCGAAGATCAAACCAGTAGGACCGGTCATTGGCTGAACGCCGCAGATATCGTATGCAATCAGGTTAGGCATTGCACGACGAACCAACGAGATCAAGATAGGATCGTAACCAGCAACCCCAGTACCACCGGCGCCAGCATAACCACCAGTACCACCGGCGTTTGCTGGTGAGACTTCGAACAGAGATTGTGGGTTAAAGTTTGCTTGTTCTCTGATCGCGATCTCGGTATTCTCGAGGATCTGAGCAGTAACTCTCCGGCGGTGTGCGTCCTTAATAGATGGAAGATCGCCATGCTCAAGCACGGGCTTCCACTTTTGGAGCAAGTCTTCTCTAATGCTAAAGGTTTCCATTTGTTTTCTCCTTTTGAGGTTTTACTAGATTATTTATTTAAAACTACTTCTTAATACTTCTGGAAAGCGACTGAACATAAACTTTCATATCAGGGTCAACGTATTCAGCTTTAGCAGGCTCATCTACTGACTCACTAATAAGTTGGTCGGCATTCACTTTCACGTCGCTCTTTGTAAAATAAGTTTCTTTGATGATGTTTGCTTTTTTATTGAATTCTTCAACAGAAGAATAATCTACAGCTTCAATCAACTTTGTAAACTTTTCTTTTTGAGTGTCTGTCAAGTTTTCAGCAAGTTTAGATGCAGACTCAGACACTTCTTTTTGAGAAACGATCTTAGTGAGTTCGATATTCTTTTCAGTCGTCTCATTGATATAATCTCTGAGCTCTTCAATTTCCGTCATGAGAGATTCAACAACACCAACTTCTTCGTCGGGGATATCAATATAATGTTCTGTAAAGAGGTTGTGAAGACCGTTGAAGAATGATTCAGCCATATCGATCTTGATGTTGCTTTGAACAGCAAGTTTGTTTTGATCCATCCATTCAGCAACTGCGTAGTTCAAGTATGCGTCAATGTTCTCTTCCATCTCTTCTTGGAGAGCTTCGAGAGCTTCTTCGGCTTCAGCTGCAACTTCTTCTTCGATACGAACTCTTTCAATATCGACACGAGTCATTACAGCTGCTTCAAACAAAGTAGAAACTTTGTCTTTGAATTCTTCCGAAAGGTCGAGAGAATTACCAAACACTAAAGCAAGATCTTCTTTGACTGCTGAAGGAAGACCTTTATTTGGTTCACCTGGTGCGCTCGCAGATTTGATAGATGCTTTGTTACTGGCTGAATTATCAGAAGTACCTAACGCGCTATCCATTTGAGCATTAACGTCATTGGGGGAAGTCATTTCTTCAGCCGCGCCAATACGAGAAACGAAGTCAGCCAATTCTTCAGGCCCAAGCTTAGTAGCATAAGAAACCATGTTTCTAATTAGATCTGAACGAGAGACGGTTGGATTGCCCGCAATCGTACTTGCATTTGAAGTTTCTTCTTCGACTATTTCCGAGTCGTCAAAGATCTCTTCACGGTTATTGTAGTTCTCAGACATTGTGATACTCCTATTTTTCTTAAGTATTTATAAAATTCAGAGATTTGAAACGAAATGCTTGAAGATTCGAAGTTTAGCTTCTTCTAGCTCTTTTTTGTTCACCTTCCTGGCGGACTCTTCAATCTTCTTCTTTGCTTGTTCAAGCTCCTGGGCTTTTAGTAAACCATTGTCCCAGACCCAATCGATACCTTCCATGATGCCATTAACGAAAGCATTTGGCGCAGATGGATCTGCAACAATATCAGCAGCCGTAGCCAAATAGAAGTCATCTTGAACTATTTGAATTCCGTTAACTTCTTTTAGCGATCCCATACCACGTGTTGAGACACCTAGTTGAACCCCAGACTCAATAAGATTTCTGGCAATCTCACCCATCGGTGTAGAAAGAATTTGTGCTTTACCAATAAAGTCGTTACCTTCAGGAATAAGAGAAACGATTTTATGAGAAACACGATCTAAGTTTATCGATGGACTTTCGGGGTGACCAAGTTCACCGAGAGCTCTACCTTTAAGAACATATTCTTCGTTATATCTTTTTACTTCTTTAGCAACAGACTCATTTCGATACATACGACCATTACGATTCTTCACTTCAGTCTGAATAAATGGACCATGGATGTAGAGGTTCTTTTTCCCTTCTACACCTTCTTCGGTGATGATCTTTATTGATTCGTTAAGTTCTGCCATGAGTTTCATTTTAGTTTCCTTAGTTCGTGTACGCGACTGCTACGGCTTTTACGTTTGTTCCAACGTCGGTGCCAAGCAATGTATCATACGCCGTGTATTTTTCAAGAACTATAGTTTGACCACCAATTAGTGTGATCGTATAATTTGTTCTAGTTAAGTTCTGACCAGATTCTGTAACACTCTTAGTTATGTTAACATTTGCACCACCGAGTGATGCAGATAACTGAATACCAGAAGTATTAGCAATTGGTCCAACGTAGTAAGTAGTATTGTTTGCAAGACCGGTAATTGCGGTGTTACCGGTCGATGTTGTGTAAAGAACCACGTCACCAACTTTAAAATAGTGATTCGTCAAAGTAATAAAATCATTAGTAGAATCAATATCTGTGTTAGAGTTGAAAGTAACCGCAGTTCTACACGTGATCGTGTTTGATACTGTTGCCGCAGCACCAGTATGTACTAAACGAATGAGACGCGAAGATGTGCTCACGGCTGTAGCCAGAGCATTAACTGACGTTTCAGTTCCGATTGGTTTGAATACTTCAGCCATTATAGTTCTTGCTCCCTAGCGAAGTCCAAAAGATTCTCGATGCCATCGTCGGTATCAAGCATTGCTTCAAACTTCTCTTTATTCTGTTCAGATAAACTGTCGTATAGTTTATTTAACAAAATTTCTTCAGCAATATCCGGATGAGTTTGGGTATCTCCACCGATTGGTTTATTGCCCTGAGTAGGAGGAAGTTTGATTTTTTGTTTAGAAGCAAGTGGATCAGATTGCATCTTATCAATGCTATCCTGTTGCATGTTCCTATTTCCAACAGCCCCAAATTGAGTCTGAGTAGCTGCAGCTTTAGCAACATTCTCTGGAGTCATCTCTTCGGCTTCCTGTACTTTCTTCTTTCTCAGAAGCTTAAAGTCTTGACTATCGATCTTGCCATTTTTATTAGCATCGATCTTATGTTGATTTCCTTTAAGTCCTTCAGAAGATACGTCAATCTGTTTACGGGCTGGAGTGAAGTATCTGACTTTTGGTTTACCATCTGAACCAGTAACCACGATAGCCTTTTTAGGGCGCATTCCTGATTCGCGTGTTTCTAAATCGGCTTCTTCTTTCATGCCGGCAAGAGAAACTTTTGAACGAGCCTTAACTGGCGCTGGTTTGCCATACTTAACTACATGCATAAAATCTTCATGCGATCGGCCAAGCGCGTTTTGCACATTTTCTTTAGCGCCTTTAGCAATTGGCGTATTTGCATGCACTTGAAGAGCTTTTACAACGTTGTTATGGTGTACTAAATGTTTTTTTCCATTTTCAAAAGTTAGCTTGTGCATACTATCAACTGGTACTTTACGCATCTGGTTGATTATATTCTTGCTAGCTGCGCGTTCCATTTCATCATCATCTTCATTGTCGTCACTTTTCTTCTCAACTACGTATTCTTCACCCATACGGTTCATAAAGTTTCCGTAGTTTGAAGCCATCTGACCCGATTGAGAATATTCTGATTCTTCTGGAGTCTTATGTTCACCGCTATAAGTCATATAGTCATAAACGCCATCAATTTGAACTTTGGCGTAGGAGATCTTTGACTGAACCCAGGCTTCAAGGTCATCTGAATCGCTAATCATCGAAATCAGTTTACTAGCTTTATCTCTAATAGCTGACAACTCTGTCTTAGCCATCAGACCTTCAAAGTCATCTTCTGCTGAGCTTTCTGCATCATAAGCTTCATTACGCTGCATTGCGTAATAGGCACCCATAGCTTGCTTCATACGTTCTTTTTTAGACTTACCAGCAAACTTAGGATTCTTACTGTGAACGAAGTCGGAAATAACGTCTCCCATAGAAGTCTTCTTGGTGATTACTTCGTCAAGTTCAACTGATTCGGTAGTTGGAATATTTGTTATACCGTGCTTTTTCCAATCTGGATGACCAGACTTTGTAAAATGTTTAACATTTGGAAATGCTTTCATAGTCTTCTTTTTTGTCTCTTCATAATCACTTTCCATTTCTTCTTTTTTCATAGAAGAACCGCGCTTAACTTTATTCACATATTCCGAACTATCTTTGCCGTAGCCATGTCTTTGCGCCATAGATCTAAGTTCAGTTTCGGGTTTATTACCATGCATTGCAGCAAAGTCTTTATCTGACATATTAGAGTATTTTTGCTTTGACTTTATAACTGAAGATGGCATACCAGCTTCATCGAGTTCAATTTCTTCGCTAAATTCATTTGCATCATTAGCTCTATCTGCATTTCTGCCAGATGCACCAATTATACCTCTGAGGCGATTCTTTATTTTGCGTTGAACACGCGGATTCGATGTTGCATTGTCATTAGTCGCTTTATTAGCAAGTTGACTCGCAGCTTTCTTGGTATATGCATGAAGTAAGTTTGGCGATAATTCGTCAATCTGTTCTACTTCTTCACCTAACGCTTTTGTTGCTTTTCTTGCGGCGTCAGCATATCTCATATCATTCATAGCCTTACCATGTAGGTCAGCAGCTGCGCGCATCGCTTTTCTTTGTGCAACGGTTAGTCCAGCAGCAGCGGCTCTGTTAATAAGATCTAGTCTTTCTGCTTTGTGGTCAGTCGGCTTGAGTTCTTCTTTAACCGGCATAGTATTTGCAAGTGACGCTTTGGTTTTTACGTAAGCAGGTTCAGTGCGCATGCGGCGATCGTGTTCAACTTTCATTTCTGATTTGCTATAACTGCCATGTGGAAGATTATTCATAATATGAAATTTAAGCTTTGCACTCGACATATGTCGAATAGAATAAAAGTTGGTGCTTTCTTCAACTTCTTCTTTTGCATGAACTTTTACATTATAATTGCCTCGTATTTTGTCGATTGCCATGTCAGCACCCGTTTCACGCTTGTTAGCACGACCCTGAAACGTGCGGCCCGTGTACCGGTCTTTCGCCCCAGCAATTTTTTTCAGATTGGCGCTAGCATCTTTTGTAGCCCTGCTAGCATAACGACCAAGAAGTTCTGGTGACAATTCGTCAAGTGGTTCGACTTCTTCTTTATTTAAAGTATTGAATGCATTTGATTTTACACGATTAATGTCTGCTTTACTAATCATACCTTTGCGTTTACCCATTGAATTAATGCTGGATTTTGCACGATTATTAATCGAACCATCTGAAGGTTCAGTATCTGCAGTTGATTTTAGTCTGCCTGTTGATCTAGGATTTTCATGGTGATAATCATAATCAGCCATTCCTAAATCTTTATCTGGATCAGTAATTTTTTTCGCTGCTGAAGATGATCTCCATTTAGCTTTTTCGTCAAGTTGATTAGCTTCTTCTTTGCGCATGGCATCAGCAGTCTTCTTTGCAATAGCAATTTTATTTGCAATGCGATCTTTCAAAAGATTTGAAGAAGTTTTAGGCTGGTGATATTTACCGTCATCGTCGCGATAGCCGCCCTTAATGACTTTTTCTTCTTTAACTTTTAATGTTTTGTCATAAGCCTTTGCAGACTCATCGCCTTCGTACGATGCTGTCTTAGGATCTTTTCTTTGTGGAACCCCTTTGAACAGGTGTTCCTGGTCGGTAACACCTGGAACTAAGTTTGCATAG